AACAATGCGGTTCCTAAGGGTGAGCGTTGGATTGCTTTAAGCGCAAGTAACGTGCGTTCTTTAATGCAAGACGACCAATTCGTTTCTACTTTCTACACTGAAAATAGAATCCTTGACCGTGGTTGGGTGCTTGATTACTTAGGTATCAATCTCGTAACAATCCCACAAATGACTGAGGGTGGTCTTCCTAAGACTGGCGACATTCTGACAGCTCTTGCTTGGCACAAAATGTCTACTGGTATGGCGATAGGTCATGACTTTAGAACTGAGATTAACTACTTACCAGACAGAACTTCTTGGTTGGTAAACGGAATATTCTCAGCGGGTGCGGTGGTCATTGACCCACGCGGTGTGATTGCAATCGACTGTGACGAATCCGTCTAATTTAGGGAGAGATTAAAATGGCTTTTGTATCCAATAGATTTGTGCGACAAACCACTGCTTATAATGCAGGACAAATTGCAACAACTTTTAACCCTGCTACACCTACAGTGCTTGAGAATGGGCCTGCCTGGTTCACTTATGCTTCTGCTGATGATGCGATTGCGACTATTGCTGGCGCTAATTATTTTGCTCCGGTAGTGTATTCACTATCAGTAAATGACCGTATTGATATCACAGGTTCCGATGCTTCTGGTATTTATATAGTAGCAACCGTTGACCGTGATGCTGGAACTGTAACTCTAACTTCCTACTCGGCTTCTGCTGTAGTTGGAACGGCAAACATTCAAGATGGCGCAGTAACTAACGCCAAAGTGAATGCGGCTGCTGCAATAGACTTTAGTAAGTTAGCAACCCTTGCCTCAACTAATATCCTTGTTGGTTCTGCTGGTGGGGTAGCTACCTCAAGAGCTATGACTGGTGATGTTACGATTGGCAATACTGGTGTAACAGCAATAGGAGCAAACAAAGTATTGAGTTCCATGCTTTCACCATTAACCTTAAAGTATGCAGCTGTTGCGATAACTGCTGCTGAGTTTAATGGAATGTATGCGGCTCCTAAATTGCTTGTAGCTGCTGGTGGTGCGAATACATTGTTAGTGCTTGACAAGGTTGACTTGTTAATGACTTACGTGTCTGCCAACTATGCCGCTGGTGGTGTTGCTGCAGTTCAATATGACAGTACAGCAAATGGTGCGGGTGTTATTGCATCCACTACTTTAGCTGCTGCTACATTCCAGGCTGCTGCAAGTACGGGCTTTATGTTTAATACAGGTGTGGTTGCTCAAACCTTCTCTACTTGTGTTAATAAAGGACTGTATTTATCAAACATCTCAGGTGCGTTTACTACTGGTGACAGTACATTCGTGGCTCATGTTTGGTACAAAGTTATACCTACTGTATAAGGATATACATAATGGCTCAGTCTAAAGTATCCATTTGCTCTAACGCAATTACTTTGCTGGGCCATGCGCCTATCTTAAGCTTTGATGGTGGCGATCAGATGGTCGTTGCAGGAGAGCAAGCCTTTGACATGCTTTTACCCGCAGTCCTTGCTCAAAACAACTGGCGATTTGCTTGCCAGATTCAACAGCTTTCCGAATCAATTGAAACACCTCCAGAGCCTTGGTTTGCAATCTATTTGCTTCCTGCTGGATGGCTTAAAACAATCAGGGTTTATCCGAACAATTATGTTTGGGAAATCTATGAGAACTCAAAAATCTATGCCCAATTTCAGGGTAAGTTTTTTATGGAGTACGTCTTTCAACCAGATATATCAAAACTTCCAGCACATTTTGTTCAATACTTTATTTATGAAATAGCGGCATATCTTGCGTTAAGTAGTGCGCAGAGGCCAGACTTTTACGCGCCACTTGAGGCCAAGCGAGTTTCAGCATACGCCATGTGTGCCGCGGTTGAGGCTCAGAATAGACCTCAATTCACGCAAGCCACATTCCCTGTGCTTAATAACCGTCAGCTTGGAACCATAATTGGCAATGGGTTTTAGGGGATGGAATGGCTCATATACTATGGTCACAGGACTTTTTCGCGAAGGGTGAATTATCACCTCTTATGTATTCACGTATTACTCTTCAAGCTTATTACCAGGGATTAAAGCGTGCTAAGAATGTTATCTGCTTTCCACAAGGAAGTGCTGGCAAACGATTTGGCACTATATTCCAATTTCAGGTTCCAGGAACAGTAGACTATACACAGATTTATTTTAAATCATTTCAGTACTTAAATGAGTGCTGCTATCTTGTAGTTGTTAATCCTGGTGCTATTGATATTTATTTGGAAGGTGAGCGTATAGCAACTGTTTCAAGCCCAATTCAAGGCGATGAGATAAAACTGATTGACCATACAATTCTTGAGAATAGATTTCGAATTACCACAGGTATTTATAAGCCTAAAGATTTGGTACGAACTGCCAATGCCCCAAATGGAATTGTAACCATTGATGCAACTGATGATACATTAATCATTGCAGCACCTGTTACCTTAAATGGATGGTGGCCAGCGCGTTTTACAACTGGCACAAGTTTACCTACAACCTCTCCACAAATTCATTTGAATAAAACGTACTTCGTGAGAGCAATTACAACTACCAAATTAAGGATTTATTCAACCGCACAAGAGGCTGCAGCTGATATTAATTACTATACTATTAGTGCTGCGGGCGTTGGTGGATTTACAGTCATTCTTAATACCTGGACATTTTCAGATGTAGTTTTTGAGACATTACCTGGATTTGACTTTAATGGAGGATTTGATACCTCTTCATTTACCCCTGGCGCACAAACGGGATATGGAATCACCATTACAAGAACTTCTGGAGCCTTTAACTTTACAGCTGCCTATGTGGGTGGTTCATTCCAGGGTAATGGAGGATTGGCAAGGATTACCGCAACTAATGGAACAAATACTGCAACTGTAGATATAGTCCAAGACTTTCGAAGCACTGCGGCAATTCCTGGTACTCAAGTTTTTATAACTGAACCTGCATGGTCTGATGCTCGCGGCTGGCCTCGAAAATGCTCTTCATTCCAAAATCGAGCTTTCTTTGCCAACACTGATACATTAACAAATGGACTATGGGGTTCTGTAACTAATAATTTTGAAGATTTTGATGATTTAGAAGACACCGATGATGATAGTGCGATTAGCTGGTTCCCTACTTCTGATTCCGTGAACTTTATTCAATTCATCGTGCCTTATAGAAGTTTAACGATACATACGAACTCAGGAGTATACTCTACTCCATTATCTATTGAGACAGCGATTACTCCTAATAACTTCTCATTGAGTTTACAAGACTCAACGCCTGCTGATGTAGTGCAACCTCAAGGCATTGATAACCAGATTATAGTTTTGTCTGGAAATGATGCGCATAGTCTTTTATGGGATGGTTTTAATAATGCCTATACTTCAAATATTATTTCTGTAGCCAATGAACAATTAATTAGAACCCCAATTGATGAAGCACCATATACTGACAGAGTTAGGGCTGGTTCTCGCTATATGTTTATAGTAAATTCTGATGGCACTATGGCAATTTATCAATCTTTAATTGGTGAAAATGTTTCAGGATTTACGGAGGCAGAATTTGAACAAAGTTATGGAAATGCCTATTTTAGAGGCGTTACTTCCAACTTTGATGGTAGAGCATGGTTTTTAACTGAACGTCAATTTGGTATAGCCCAAGCTCCAATTGCTCTAACAGCAAATTCCTCAAATACATTAACGGCAGTAGCAAGTAATATAAGTACCACACCATCTACAGCCGTGGTCTTTACTGCTGTGACTTCTCTTCCCACTAGTTCGCCTCAGATAGAATTAAATACAAACTATTGGGCAGTCGGAGTTACGGCTAATACTTTCAAGTTATATCTATCTCAGGCAGATGCCTTGACGGATGAAAACGCGATCACCTTTACAAACTTTGGAACGACAGCTAGTGTTGTGCGTTATCCTTTATCTGGATTTTTATTCGTAGAACAACTTAGTTTTGATGTTGAGATGGATGCCTGTACTTTATATCCTTCACCTCTTCAAAGTGGTACAACTACTACTATTGATGGAAGTATTAGATTTAATGCCCAAGAAGTATTAATACAAGGTGATGGTTTTGGCTTTGAAGCAGAAGGGGTTAATAATTTAGTGTACTTAGAGGCCCATGGTGTTTCACAATCCGTATCAATAGCACAAGCTGGATTCCCAATTGATGTGGAAATTACACCACTACCAATATCATTATCCATGACTGGCAATCCAAAATCATCCAATTTGATTGATACAAAACACTTGCGCTTCGCAACCTTCCTCTTTGCTGATACGATTGGAGGTACAATTACTCAAGATGGTTTAACCTTCCCAATTGCAATGAATAACGTAAACCAAATAAATCCTGGTGAACCTCCTACGCCACAAACAGGTTCATTTGAGATTTCTGTATTTGGTGGATGGGATGATTTCAAGAAGAGTAGTTTTACAATTAATCACCGAGAACCGTTTGGCATGAAGCTGACAGGTATATTCTACAAGGTAGACGCATAAAAGGAGATTAGCGAATGGATCCAATGACAGCCTTTTTACTGTCAATGCAAGCGGCTGGGATGGTAACAAGTTTATTTGGAGCCAAATCCCAAGACAAATACATTAAGTTAGGCCGCCAGCTTGAACAAGGACAGTACGATACAAACCTTAAAGCTATTAAACTTCAAAGTGCTGAGTCTTCACTGGATGAAATGAAACAATTACGCCAAAACATCGGAACGCAAATTGCTGTTTCAGCCGCCAAAGGAAGCAGAGGAAGTGTCAGCTACACAGGAATTAAACAATCATCAGCTAACTTTGATAGTGATGAACGTACTCGCCGCATGAATCTACTTGCTAAAGAATCTGAATTACGTGCTAACCATGTATTGTCAGGACTTCATAGCCTTCAATCTGAAACAGAACTTGGCCAATCATTGACTAAGACATTCTTGAATACGGTTCAAACAAGTACCCTATTGGGCCAGTTTGGGAATAAAAAGCCAGAAGGTGCTCAGAATAAATGGGTTAATCCCGATAATTTCTCCTGGGGGTATTAATGGCTACTCAACAAGCACCTATCCTTGAGAAACAGGTCAAGCTAGATAATACCGTAGGACAGGCCAATTACACTCAAGCCTTTGACAATATGGCTTTGACACCTACAGCTCTAGGTGAATTTGGTTCAAAGTTGGCAATCACAGCCTCAACGACCCTTGCGCAAAAGCGTGGCTATGAAGCAGGCAAAGACCCACATGGAACTTTATTACCACCTTTGACTTTGACTGATAAAGCTTATGCTGATGCCTATGTGACGCAAGCTCAGAATACTCTTGGACTTCAAGCCACAAAGCTTATGAATGAAGGCCAAGCAGAACTTGCTAAAGCGTGGAAGCTAACTCCAGATATGCTATCAGCCTACACAAAGAACATGAGTGAAGGACTTAATGAGATTATTAATAATGCGCCAATGCAAGCGCAGCCTGGGTTAGCGGCACAGTTTAATAATAATTTAATGCAGTCTGCCAGCAATCTAAATCTTAAGATGATTGGCCAGCAAAAACAGCAAGCCTTACAAACGGCCTCATTGTTTAATAACAGCCAACTCGCTTCCATTTATGAAGCTGCTCGCGGTGGCAATGTTGATGCTGCTCAGAAAATGCACGATGACATGGTTGCTCGTTCTAAATCAATGCAGTCCACAGGTATGATTACGCCTTTACAAGCGGAGTCTTCTGCTAAATCCGCACGTATGAGTTTGTACTCTGGAATCTATAGTGGACAGGCAGTAGAGGCATTTAAGAATAAAAAAGCCGATCAATTCCTGGCAGACCTTTTGGAGAAGAAACCAGAAGGCAT